GAAATAAACGTAATTATTCTCATTTTAGAGGGTCATGTTTTTGGAACGAATTAATTATTGAAGAGTATTAATTATATACTTACCAAGATAATAGGCAAACTTACAAGCAACCGCATTACCGATCTGTATAATAATATCTTTATTTGAACCATCTATAATATAATTATCAGGGAAACTTTGTATTCTTTTTAGTTCTGTGATTGTTAATCTTCTAATTTCTTTTTCATTATATTTAACCAACGCATCATATCCATCTTTCCAATATCTTGCTGGAATTGTATATGAAGGTTTGTCAAAATTTAACATTTGTGCTCCAAATCCAAACCCTTTTTCTTTATTGACGCTTTTTTTATTTGCTATTCCTGCTAATGCTTTTTCACTTAAATAGTATTTTTTATCAACCTCTTCTTTTGGAATTAATATATTTTTAACAGGTATTCTGTATTGTACTGATTTTATAATGGGTTCTGGTTCTTTTGGTAAAATATTTAGATCTTTTCTAATCCCTATAATTATAGTACGTCTTCTATTTTGTGGAACTTCAAAATCACTTGCGTATAATTTATTAATTATACAATTATAATTTTTATTCAATTGTTCCATTATGATGTCAATAACATTTTCACCATTTGCTGTTTTTTTTGAAAGCATTCCTATTACATTTTCCATAATAAATGCTTTCGGTTTAAAATAATCAAGATATTTCACATATTCCATAAATAGAGCATTTCTTGGATCATTTTTATCTCTTTTTCCAGCAATACTAAAACTTTGACATGGTGGCCCTCCAACTAAAATATCCACATTTTTATTTTCTTTATTGTATAATTCATTAAACTTTTCAGGAGGCAACTGTGTTAAGTCAGCACAATATGCCTTATGATGATAATTTTTATTATAACTTTCAACCGCTTTATCCCAAATATCTATTCCAGCAATTATATTCAATCCAGCATCAGTTAATCCTTTTGACATACCACCACACCCGCAAAATAAGTCAATTACATTTAATGTTTTTGTTTCAATCTCAATAATTGGCGTATTTTGTGGTAGTATTTCTTTATTTGATAAAATTATATTGGGTTCTTCAACAATTTTTTTTTTATCATTAATTAGTTCTATTAATTGTGATTTATTTTTTAAATAGTACTTTGTAATACCCAATTCTTTACACTTTTCCAATAATTCTAATTTACTCATTTTTAATATATCCATTTGTTCGATGATGTTAATTGTTATATTGTTTTCTTTATTATGTGAAATCAATTTTTTATTTTATTTAATTAATTTTTCTTCATCAGCATTATCTATTAATATTTTATCTTATTCGTTTGTATTTTATAAGGGTTTTTTACGAGTTAAATATTTAGTATATTTTTCGCAAATATTTTTACCCAATTTAAGTTATTTTTTTATAAAAATTAGCATTTAAAATGTTAAAAAAATGTAAATAGATGAATAATAAAAACTTTTTAATTAAATTTATAAAAATAAAAAATATAATCTTTTAATTTTATTTTTTTCTTTTTCTTATTTTTTTATAATATATAATATACATAATAATAGATACAAAAATAAATATTAATATTCTTATTAATATTTTATAAAAAAATTTATGATAATTATCTTTTTTATTAATTTCAAATTTTTCTTTTTCTTTATCATTCGAATATATACGAATTTCATCCATATATTTTGGAGAACTACTACCACCACCCATTTATTCTTCTAATATAATTCTATCTTTTATTTCTAATAATTCTCTATTTGCCGTAATTTCACTTATCATTTTAGCAATACCAACATCTGTCTTATTTATATTTGGTAATTTATCAACATATTTAAATTTCGCTAATAATAATTTATAATCTTTTATAAATTTCTTATAATTTATCTTAATCTTCATTACTCCTTTAACATTTTTATAAATTTCCTTTAATTTAATTAATATTATCTTTTCTTTTGACATCTCTTTCGTATTTCCTTCATCTTTATAAATATTCTTTCCATTCTTATCTTTAATATTAATCTTATATGTTATACATTCTTTTACTTTACTTTCAATAATCTTCATCTCTCCATTATAATCAATTTCTTTAATTTCTTCCTCTTCTTCAATTATTTCAATCACTTCCTTTTTAATTCTTTCTTTTTTCATCTTAGGTTCTCTTAATTGATTAATAAATTCATCAAATAATATTTCCTGAACTTTCAATAATCTTAAATTTTCTAAACGATTTTTTCTTCTAACATCATCCTTATACATTTCCTTCTTTTTCAATTCTTCCTCAATATTTACCCAATATTCATCAATCTCATTATAATCATTCAATTCTGTTAAACATAATGAATATAATTGAAGAACTGGTTTCATAATTTGATTTGTAATATAATGAAGATAATCAGGTTTCAAATTATTCTGTGTAATAAATTCTAATGTTTCTATTTTATCTCCTTGAAGTTTCGCTTCATCATTTTTAATATATATATATTGAATACGATCATTTATTGCCGGTTTATTTCCGGGTTCTCTAACACCAATTCTATCTGCTAATACTTTATGAGCTATTTTTGTCGGATCTTTATAAAATCCTCTTAATGTTTTAGATAATATTAAATCATTAATATCCATATTTCCATTTACTAAATTTCTTAATTCTTCTCTTAAAAATTTAATAGATAATTCTAAATCTTGATTATTTAATATAATATCAATTATACCTCCATATACTTTCTTAACAATATTCGCATTATCTCTTCTTTTTAATACAATTCCCATTGATTTTTGTTTAAAATTTATATCATCCTTTTCATATAAATTGCCAACATATCTCTTTTTCGAAAATAATATAAATGGATACAAACATTTCTCATAATTTAATTTTTGCGGATATGGTAAATGTTTCTTAATCTTATCCTCTATTTCCATTCCAATTTTAATCGCTCCTTTTAATGCCGACTTTCCAATTATATATTTTCCATTCTCATCCTTAATTCTAAATTTACAGAAAATACTATCAGTATCTCCATAAATAACATCCGCATTATAATTTTTCTCTACAAAATCTTTTGCCAATAATATCATTTCTCTTCCAGTTGATGTAGTACATGCAGCAATTTCTTTTAAATATATAGGTGATGTTCTTGCTCCTATTTGACCATATAATGAATTTGCTGTAATTTTATAAGCATTTTGAAGAGCATCAAATACAGCACATTCAAATTTATTATAAGTATTCTTAATTTCTAATACTTCATTTTTATTAATTGTTGTTTTTTTATCAATATCACTAATAATTAATATATCATCTTTATCTTCAATAATTCCAATAAATTCTCTCCCATCTTTTAATATAATTGTCGAATATTCAATCTTCTTTCTCGTATTTTTTCTTTCCGTTAATAACATTTCTAAAATATCAGGTATAATTCCCTTCTTCCCATTCTTATATTTCGCAAAATAACAATCTTTAACCCCATTTTTAACCTTTTTATCTCCCAATCCTTGATATAAATCATAACTAACCTTTATTATCTCATAATCATCATTCTCAATTAAATATTTTTCATCTGTTATATATGTATCATGTGATAAATTTCTACATATCATAGATGATGGATATAAAGAACCATAATCAAATACAACTATCGGATCTTCTAAATAAATTGCTTCTTTTGGTGGTAATACAATAGCACCTTCATAACCATCCATATCTAAATCTTCAATAAAATTTTTAATAACAGGAATTAAATAATTCATCTTCATACATTCATTGGCAACTAATGAAAAGATTTTAATTCCTTGACCTCTTCTAAATAAGAAATTAAGAGGAACTAAACAAACATTACCCATACCAATATTATTTTCAAGAATTTTTAATTTATGTAATAAACGATTTACAAGAATACAATCTTGAATACAATATTTCGCAATTATACTTCTATCTTTCGCATCACCAAGGAATTTTTCGAAAATTTCTTTCGGTTTTAAATCATCCTTTTTATCTCCAATATAAATTGATGCTACATTATCTAATTTATAACTATCTAATTTAAAATCTTTTTGAATAACTTTTAATAAATCTATCATTACATATCCATCAACATCTAATAAATTAAATATATTATCTCCTAATGCTGATGATGATAATTTTTGTTCTTTTAATACAGATTTTCTTTTACATATTTTACCTAAACCAATTTGAAATTTTTCATTAATACCTAATTCAATACTTCTATTCCAAATATATTCAATATCAAAACCCCAAATATTATATCCAATTACTATATCAGGATTTAAATCCATCATTAAATTTTTCCATTTCTTTAATAATTCTATTTCATCTTTACAACAACTAATATCAAGTCCTTCGATATCTTCACAATCATTTAAACTAATAATTTTTTTATATATTATATTTTCACTTCCAAATTTATGTACTGAAACACCAATTTGAATAATTTTATCTCCTTCCAATTTCGGTAAAATTTTACATAAATGATTATTTAAAGCATCTTCAATTTCATTATATTCCTTTGTCGTTATCTTCTTATTATTATCTATAATTTCATTATCTTCTTCATCATCTTCTTCTTCGCCATTTATTTCAATTTTCTTCATTTTATTTAAATAGAAACGAATTTGACTTTCATTATCTTTTAATATTTTTTCAATTTCTTCTAAATCTTCTTTATGTAATTTTCTAATTGTAAATAAACGATGAATTTTTAAATCACCAATATTTACATCATTTAAATAAGCATTTTTAATATTTATTATTAAATTTTTATCATCAAGACCTTTCTTAGATAATAAACATAAATCTTGTGCTAATTTCTTATAATTTTTAATAGCAACTGGAAAATCACCATGAGAACTCGTACATTCAATATCAAAAGATGCGATAAGTAATGGAGCGATTTTATTAATATTTAATGGATTAATATCATTCCAATCAGCAGATATATTTCTATTACAAATAGTATCTGGAATATTATCATTAATATCATATTTTTTAACTGAAATCCAACTACAAGGTTTAATATTTTTCATGTGAATAAATCTTAAAAATGGATCAATATTGCTCTCATATAATTTAAAACCTTCATTTTTAGGAATAGAAGATAAGAAATAATATTTAAGACGGTCAAATAATCCAAGTGATTTCACGGAAATTTTAATAAATCTTTTTTCTTCATTATTCGAAAATCCCCAAAAATCTCTTTTATTTATAATTTCAATTTTATCTAAATGTTTTAATAACGGATATGGAATAATATTCGTTTCTTTATTTGCCTTCGTAATATATTTTTCATTCAATAATTTAATTTTAATTTTTGAAATAATCTGATTATTATCTAATTCATTCCAATTTTCAGGAAATTTTACATAG